GGAGTCCTCTTGACCTTTGGCGTATTGGGCGTATTGTTGAGCTTTTTCTTTGTCCCAACTTTGCTGCACAGCTTTTTGGCCGCTCTCGTAGCCTTGGTAATAAGACATGCCGCCGAAGATGCCGACAGCGGCAATCCCTGCCAAAACTAGGTAGGGATTCACTTCGGCTCCGTGAAGTAAAGAGCAATCTCATCGTTCCGGCGCTTCACCAGCCCCGGCAGAACTTTGCCGCCGCCCTTGGTGAACTTCAGGAACTCTTGTTTTGCGCCTTCAAAGTCTCCCCGGTTGTGCTTCTGCCGCAGCGTCGATCTCTGCAACGTGCCTAGCCCAACATTGAATGCAAAGCTGACCAGCGCGCCCAAGCGATTTTCGTTAAGATGGTCAGGGCAATAGCGAAGAACACCAGCGACAAAACGCTGTAAGTCTTTCTCAAGGATCTTATCCACTTCGTCTTTGCTGAATGCACGGAAATCCTCTATCTTCAGTGCGAATTTGTCGCGTTGATCGATCGGCATCTTGCCCTGTTCGGGGTAGAGAACGTGTCCTACCCCGACAGTCCAAAGTTTGGCCGGGCATTTGTAGGGTTTGTATCGAACACCTTCGTGGTGCTTGATCATTGCAATTGTGGCGAGCGGCAGTTTCATGGCAAATTAATTATAAAATAAGCGCACAAACTTACGGTGAAAATCATCCTAGCGTAGACCAGATAGATCACTTGCCAGCTTTCGAGTTGCCGCGCGAACCGAACCACATCGCGATGATCGTGCCCAAGAGCGCCATCTCGTCGGCGTCGAACACGATCTCCATGATTTGAATCAACTCGCCAATCGACGTGATTTTGTCGCCGTGCATAAAGATCCAAAGCATCGTCAGCAAGTTGATCAAGACCAACTCCAGCACGAAGATGAATGTGACAAATGGGCGGGTAGCCGCTGTCATGTCTTTGACCCACTGAGAAGAGGATTCCAACAGCTTCTCTTGGTTGTTATAGATCATGCCCATTTGGGCCATATACTGCTGATGATCTTGCTCGTCGTTCTCGCGAACTTCTTCCGTCTTGTCGGCCGGTGAATAGCCTTTGTCGGTCAACCGCAGTTGCTGCTGCATTTGCATGTGCAGGATGTCGAGTTCGTGTTTCTTGTCCGCACGGTCTTGCAGCACATCGAATATACGCGGAAACAGCGCGACGATATAACCGGCAATAGAAGAAATAAGAGTCAGCATGGTTCACCTTCCATATAGTCGTTCTTCAAGAATCTCGCGCCGCAAGTCTTTCATTTTGCGGACTTCCTGCACTGCTGCTTGTGTTGCAAAATACATGTCGTAATACATAAACGCCAAGACGGGCATGATGATGAAAAACATCAACAACACCGCCATCACCACGACGATTAGTGACCAAGGGACATTTTCATCATCGCGCTTCTTGTCGTCAGCCACATTAGACCCACCGCCCAAAGAACTACGAAAACTACTGCTGAAACCCATGCCACTTTTGACTTGATTTCCGCTATCCTTTTTCTTCGTCGCCATCTTGCGATTTGTATTAGCTTAAGTTCCTCGGCATGGGCTGCTTCTTGCTCTCTGACGATGGTCTGCCACATCTCTTCGAACTTGCTCCAGAGTGACCCCAACTCCGGCGGCGCTCGGTACACCATCGTCTCCCGTATCTCAGTCAGCATTGCGTCTAATCTGGTCGTTATGATGATGCGCCGCAGCGCCCGTCTACCAATACTTTCCTCGCCTTTATAGACCTTGCTACCCGCCACCTGCTCGGCTAACAGCGCCTTACTTAGCGCGTCGTAGCTGTCCATCAGCACACCCAACTGATCACCAATATTGGTGTAAACATCATTCGGGTCGGCCTTGGCTATCTCCTGCACACGCTGGACTTCCGCGTGGTACTGCTGTTTCTGCACCGGTGTTGGATCGACGATCTTGTTGTACTGCTCTTTCAGATCATCCAATACTTCCTTAACCTCACCCGCTGCGCCCTTAATTTCCTTATAAAGCTCACAGCCTTTTTTAACAGCGGCAACAGCCGCATTTGCAGCGGCTAGTAGCGTCAGCGGGTCAATTTTTTACCTCAAGGGCTAGGCTCTTCGGGAGCTTCTGGAGCCTCGGGAGCCTCTGGAGGCACCAAAGTTCCGTCTTCTTGCAGTACCCAACCGATTTGCGTATCACCATCACAAGGAACCGATCCTGCAAGGATGTCTGGGTGAAAACACTGCTCGATAGCAAAGCCATCTACCGATCTCAGGATTTCAACTACAACGCCGTCTTTAATTCGTGCTCTCATAATCACCACTCCACAATAACTAGACCTGCGCCACCGTTCGATCCAGTAGCACCCCCGCCGCCGGGGAACCCACCAGAACCTGAACCCGAACTACCTGTTGCACCGCCACCGCCACCATTAATACCCGGCTGTTCGCCAGCACCGCCGCCGCCAGTACCTAAAAGATCAATGCTAAAGTTTCCAACCAAACCAGAAGTTGGCGGAATTTGGCTTCCAGATGTGTGAAGTGTTCCTCCACCGCTGCCGACCAGTCCATTGCCGCCGTTTTGGGTTCGAGCGGCAGAGCCGCCGCCAGATGCCCCAGTTTGTCCACTATTGCCCCCACTTCCAGCGGCACCACCATTACCAAACAAGTTTCCAACGCCGCCGCCAGCACTGCCACCAAGACCGCCACTAGTATTTACGTCTCCTCCCGATCCAGACCCGACGCCATTACTGCTGGTTTGACCACCAGTTGCAGAGACATAAGAACCAAAAGAAGATGTCCCCCCAGTAGTTGAACTAGATGTACCACCCGCGCCAACCGTAACTGCTACTGATGTAACTCCAGTTAGATCATAAATGGTGCGAAGAGAAAACCCGCCGCCACTTGCATTGCTGTGCCCACCGCCGCCAAACATTCGGACTCTTACTTTTCCAATGCCCGGCGGTACTACCCAAGCACCAGAAGAAGGAAATATCTGGATATTCCCAGTGCCAAAAGCGCCAGTTACTGGGTTGTTAATTGGACCTATTTGTGGAATAGACATTACTGTGCTCCTTGCAAGTTAATTGCTCGACCGTTTATGGTTCCGCGCTGTGCCCAGTATGAATTGCTTTGATAGTCAAACGCATATCCAGTTGAGACCGACGGGTATGTAGACGGTAACGCAATACCACCGTTTGTGTATATCAAGCCTGAAGTATTAGCTGCTGCGGTAGTCGCTCCGATACCCAGAAAATAATATCCGTTAGTCGGAGTGTAAAAACCTTGATTTGTTAACGCGGTGACGTTTTGGGTGTAAGTCGCCTGATTGACTGTAACAAAAGCAGGCAAGTTAGTAGAAGATGTCCTAAAACCGTAATACAAAGCCCCATTCAAAGCGTTGTATAAATTTTTACCGGTATATGCTCCGGGAGAAAAGCTATTTACGACAAATGTAGTTTCAAGAGTCGGGCTAGTAGTGTTTATTGAATTGTATTTTGATACGTTCCATTGCCCAGTATTGTTGTTGAGAAACATGAAATAGGCAGTATTATTTTCGCCTACGCACACACTAGGTTGAGAAGATGAAACACCATTACTAACGCCGGTATTAAGCTGGGTGCCATTATTAGCTATAGAAATTAAACGACCCGCTGCGGTAGAGGTGTTTCTGCTTGCAATTACAAATCCACCGTCATATGCAGCGCAATTAAAAACGTCATTAGGGGTAGACCCGCCATTTAAGCTGTTATAAGCAGCGACAATAGAAACGGAGGAGCTAACTATTAAGTAGCTTACCGTATTCGCACCTTGAATTCCAACTGCTGCATAATTACCATTTGACAGACCTACAATATCGTTGTCGTACCAGTTTGTTGCGGACGTTAGGGTAACCTGACCACTGTAAACATTAGAAGAAGTGTAATGAACCGTATAAGCCTGACCATTACTGTTATTGCCAACAAATGCAAAATCACCACCTTTACCAGCTGCAACGGAAAGATAGTTTTGAGCAGAAGAAAGAGTCCCACTAATCTGCGTTTCGCTTACAACTGTAGTACCGGCGCTATTAAACCTTTGGTAGTAACTAGTTGTGTTTGATGTGTAACAAACTACAAATCCACCATCAGTCATGGCACTAATACCGTTCGCAGCAATATAAGCGCCAGCATTGGTCTGAGAAGATATAGTTGTTGCCGCTTTTACGGAAACCCCTGCATTAGTAAATATGGCTATTTTGCAATCACTGGCTGCACTGTCTCTCCATATCACCGCTATATTTCCATTGTTTAAAACACATATACGAGGGACAGTACCCGAAGTGCTTGCAGAAAAACTAGTGGATGTTTGTAGTAGATTTCCTTGGGTGCGCGTCGCCCCAGTATAAGTAGCAGTTGCTGAATAAGGGCCAGACATTACAGCGGTGGGGGCAAGTCCCGTTTGTATAAAACCATTAACTTGCGTTCCCGCAATAAATGTATTGACTAACCCAACGCCAATCGTTGAACCTAGATTGCCTACTTGGTTGTTTCCGTAGGCGTACACATAATCATTGGGGTTAAACCCTACGTTAGTGGCTAGTTGCGCGGTCACGAGTTGATTTGGTGACACATAAGCAGTGTTTGGGCTTATTGATGAAAGTGTTCGGCTCATTTCTTACTCCTCGTATCCATAAACGCTAACACTTAGGCCAGCGCCGCTTGCAAAAACCACCACGTTCTCAGCAGCTTGAGCGACTATACCGCCGCGCTCTAACACACCATTGCCGGGAATAAGGGTGTCGTATTCAATATATTCAGCCAGCCCCGGAGTCGCCGTGGTTGCAATAGCTAAACGCGCTGCAATCGGTGAACCGGTTGTATTCACAATGTTTACATTAAACACTGCGGTCTTTGCCGAGGGTACGGTGTACACCGTCGTTAGCGTTGATGCTGCTGGGGCCGCTTGGCCTAAAACACCTGTTGGCATGATTACTCCTTAAAATTGAGCCATGTAATAAACTTTGGCGGAAGATAACCCTGACGGGGCTGACGATACCCAAGCGGTGCCATTCGATGTCAAGATATTACCTGCGGCTCCGGCGCTTGTCAGTCCTGTTCCACCATTAGCTGCGGACAACGCACCAGTAAAAGTGTTGCTTGCAAATGCAATCGTCTTGTTCGTCAGCGTCGTCGTGCTGGTCGCAGTGACAACATTGGTTGGCGTAATGATTGAAGATAATGTAGTCATGTCTTACTCCGGTTGTGCAGGCCAAGTGATGTCCCAAGGGAACCCTGACTGCGTAGGAACATCTCTCAACGCTTGGCGATATGTTGCCCATGCCGCTTTGTCTACAGGCGCGTCGTCTATTTGAGTCCAGTCCGTCTCTGTTAGCTTCTGGTTGCGCTGGCTTTTGACTAATGCAATTTTTGCCGCCAACTTTTGATCTTTTTCTGATTGCGTCAACTCTTGCACAATCCAACCAATCGTCCAAGTATCCCCCACCAAACTTGGCTGGTTATTTCGCACAGCGATTTGAGTTGCCTCGTCATATTGAGGAGCATCGGCAACGACCACACGAACCAACTGATTACCAGCTAGATTGGCTTCTGTACCTACATACATAGCTGTCAGCTCTTCAGCGGTGAAGCGAGTACTTGGGTTGTGCCGAACCAACGTGTCGTAGTCATAAGGAAACGTAACTACATTTTGATTATTTACTTCTGCGAACATGTCCGCTCTCCTATCGTAATTGTTGAGGTTTCACGATCAACCTCTATGACACCCTCACAACAAATGCTCCAATCCTCGCCCGTCTTAGCACCCCATGAAGGCACGTTAATTTTGACGTTCTTGGCTAAATACTCTTTTGGCCCATCAAACACGCGCCATGCATGTTCTAAAGTTCCCCTGCCCGGCTGACCTCTGTTCTTATTAAATCTGATACAAATCATATAACTTCTACGTTCGGCACGGTATCCACATTGACATTAAAGTGGATAAACTGAAGCGGCTCATCCGACTCGTGCCTTGTAAAACCGTGCGGCAACCATGAGTTAAAAAACAACAAATCACCAGCCTCTACCTTAAACATAATCTGCTCAGATGCATAGGTCACATCATCTGGGTTCGCCTGACGCAAGCTAATCTGCTTCTTCCCCGGCCTCGGGTCAAAGACCACCGGCACACTGCTATTCTCAGGCACGCTCACAAAGTAAAAGCCTGTGATCTGCACCCCTTGCCCGTGGACATGCTCCATGTGCTGCCCATTACGCATGAACTCCTGACCCCAGAATTCAGACACGCTGGTCATAGACGCGCTCATGTCGTAGCCCTGATCTTGGAGCATCTCAAAACCAATCTTCGCAATCTCTGCCAACAGCCCGTCGAGCTTTGCATCAAACATAGACTCGCTCTGGCAGACGTTCCACATATTCGGCTTTACCCGAGATAAATACCGAGTCAATACTTCCTTTGCTGCTGGCAAATGCTCAGGCTGAGAAACCCGCAAAACCGCCGATGGGAACAGTAAATCAACCATTAAGCAAAGCCCTGTTGTTCGTCAAAAGCGCCATCTTGTCTTTGTTTTCAGCTATCCGATGCGCTATCTGCTGCACATGCGGAACTATTTCTGCTTCAAAGTCTGGATGGTTACGCATGGCATTCAACTGGTCTTCTGGAATCGTTCCTATCGACAGCAAATAGTTTTCAGTCCTACGCTTGAACTCCAACATCCACTCTTCACGTTGCGCGGCAGACGCCGCCTCTAACACAGGCAGGTGCCCATACTTACGCTGCGGCTCCAACTCAGCCATGATGGACTCAATGGTCGCCAACTCCTGCTCTGCGCCTTTGATTGCCATCTCCAACATACCTTCGCCGCTCTGCCACTCGATCAGATCAGCTTGTGCGTTCAACCGATCAATTTCATTTGCTGACTTCAGCTTTTCATCAATTTCTAGTTTCTTTACTTGTCTTCTCACAAGTTTGGCTTTCGTCGATTCCAGCTTTGTATAGATGTCCAACCGCTGTTCGTACATAACACACCACGCAACATCTGCTGTGTGGCAGTTGTTGGCTATAAAGTATCGGAGTTGAAAGTCCGAGTTATTTCTGTGAGGTGCTGAATGCATATTAAGTATTTACGCAAGTTGCCCAAGACACCGCCGCGCCCTGCGAAGATGGCGCTGTAGCAGTTCCAACTCCAGACGCTGTAGATGAGCATGTTGCGTAGGTATATTTATTTCTTGTGGTAGACCTTGCATTACCCATTCCGTTTGTGCAACCTAAAGCAAAAATTCCTCTTGTGGAATTGCCAGTAGCAGAACCATAAGTCGTAACTGAACTTGCCGCAGCAACACCACATGAAGTATTTGTATCGCAAGCGTAAGTGTATTTGTTTCTAACATTTGTAATTGGGTTTGCACAACCTAACTGGAAAATGCCTCTTGTAGAATTTCCAGCAGCAGCACCTTGAAATGAAGCCGCAGTTGCTGAAGCAACGCCAGAAGCTGTGTTAGTACAAGTCGAATAAGTGGTTTTATTGCGGGTGGTTGATCTACTATTATTTGCTAAACCAAGATGAAAAATTCCCGCAGTTGAGTTGCCTGCCGCCGCCCCACCATAAGAAGAAGCAGTAAGCCCAGATGCTGATGTGGATGTATCACACGCATAAGTGTATTTATTGCGCGTTGTTTGCCCAAACGTATAACAACCCGGGAAAAAGCCAATAGTAAAAATACCTCTCGTGGAATTTCCAGCAGCAGACATTAGACTCCCAGAGCCACTTGCTGAAGGCACGCCAGAAGCGGTTGATGTGTCACTAGCATAAGTGTATTTATTTCTTAACGCCGAATACCCACCGCCTGCGAGACCTAATTGAAAAATCCCTCGCGTAGCATTGCCAGCAGCAGCGCCCAACCTATTATTAGTGCTCGCCGCTCCGGTACCACATGCTGTAGACGTATCAGAAGCATAAGTGTATTTATCTCTTGTAGTGGTTCCGCAACCGGGGCCGACACACCCAAGAGCAAATATCCCTTTAGTCCCGTCGCTAATTGTTGTTGCAAACAACCCAAACCCTTGGGCTGATGCGTTTCCTTTTGTCTCAAGAAGCGGCATAACTACCTCACTTGAACTGAGTCTGAGATGCAAAGACTGTAAAGGCTGCGTTGCCTGTCTTCACAATCGTGTAAATATAAGCGTCAACACTTGAGGCATTACCAGCCGCTGGTGCCGTGCCACCTTGCCATTTTGGTGTAACTGTGCTGCCATCCACTTGTACAACATTATTGAAGTATGCCGTACCGCCTTGGGTGACTAAGAAAGCAGCGGTCACGCTCTGTCCGGTGGACATTGCGGTGTTCAACGTCGTGCCGCTTGATGCTCTAAAGTTGACTGTCCAGTTGGCTGAGGCGTTGCTGGTGTAGTAGAGAACAGACTGAGTGGTTACATCGTAGTTAATCGTACCAGTAGCAGCCGTTGCAGAAATCGTACAAACTTCGGCTGCGTCGTTTAACACCATTGCCAAAGCACTAGACGATCCGCTGAATGTTTTCGTTCCAGTAAATGTTTGGCTCGTGCTTAAGCTGGCAACGTCTGAGAGCGTATTACTGCCAAATGCGATTGTTTTATTTGTCAGCGTCTGGCTAGTATTGGTACTAGCCACATCAGTCAACGTGTTGCTGCCAAACGAAATCGTTTTATTTGTAAGCGTTTGGCTGGTATTAGTACTAGCCACATCAGTAAGCGTATTACTGCCAAACGCAATGGTTTTATTTGTGAGGGTTTGAATTCCATCCAAAGTAACCGCAGTGCCACCGTTACCGCCTATCTGAGCATAAACTTCCCAAGTCGTGCCATCGTAGACTAGCTGAACGCTAACGCCTGAAATATCGCAGACCAAGTCTTGAGCGACATTAGAAATTGTCGAGCCATTCCGACCAACAGTCAGGTTATTCGTTCCCCAAACACCACCAGCATCCGCTACAACAACTTGCGCCCCAGTGGCAGGAGAGGCAGGCAAAGTAACAGTAAACGCCCCGCCAGTCGTGTTGGCAAGAACACCCTCTTTGTCCTGCGTTGTGTAGTTAGCAGTCTTGACGACATAATTAACGCCGCCCGACAACTGCGTGACCGTGCCGCCGGAATTTTCGTAAAATACTTTCCCGTCTGCGATATTGATCGCTAGTTCGCCCGGCAGCAAATTCGCGGCTGTCGGTGCAGCACCGGGTGTTGTGCTGTGATAGAGCTGGATTGGAGTGTAGCCAGTTTGTGCCATGATTTACCTCAAATTTTCGATTTTGTACAACGTCTTCATGTAAATCGCCGCCATCTCATCGAGGATATTTTCCAATGCCGGTACATTTTTAGCGATTTTCGCTCTATTCTCAACAAGCCACAACATTTCATCTCTCAGCACTTCGGCGATGTCCGGCACGCCGTCTGGCGCTTTTTCCATCTGGCCGAACGTGCCTTGGTGCGCCTCGACATATTTGTCCATCACATCAATTATGTCTTCATAAAAATGCCCTAACGCTTTGTGCTGGGAAAATGAATTCGTTGTCCAGTGCTCAGAATGCGCGGCATTGCGCACCTTGAACACGCGAGTTATGAGCTTGTCCAGCATCAGAACGTGCCTCCAGTGATACCCGCAGTGACAGCATTGGTGGACGGGTTGTAAGTTATTCCTGCGTCTACGCCAAGTGCTTGGTTGCCCGTCGTGGAAGCCGCCACAAACGGAATGAAGAAGTCGGCATTCGTGCTGGTGGCGGTCGTGGCTACGTTGGTTGCATTGGTCGCGGTCGTCGTGGTGGCGGCATTGCCGCTGATGCTGATGTTCCAAGTGCCTGTGGCGTTGGCGCCAGACGTGCTCGGCGCGCCGACTGTGTTGTAAGAAATTGTCCTGACTGCCGACCCATTATAAGTCGTTCCAGAAGCGTCACCCGTGCCGCCATCGTTGAATGTGACGGCGTTGGTCACAGAGCCTGCCGTCGTCGCAGACCCCACAGACAAGGTGCTCTGAGCCACATAAGATGGAGCTGTGCCGTTCGACACCAGCACACTGCCATTTGCGCCAATGGTGAGCTTGTCGAGCGATGACGAAGTGTTTGCAAAGAGCAAGTCGCCAACCGAATAACTAGAAATGCCTGTGCCGCCATATACAACACCAATGGTGGTCGCATTCCAAGTTCCTGCCGTCAGCGTTCCAACCCCGGTGATCCCGGTGTAAGACCCACTGATCCGTGCTGAATCAACCGTGCCAGAAGTGATCTGGCTGGCGGCAATCGCGATGGAAGTGTCAGCAGCCGCCGTCAGCTGTCCTTGAGCATTAACCGTGAACGTGCCGACAGAAGACGCAGAACCGTAAGAGGCCGCAGTCACTGCCGTGTTGGTGATGCTGAAAACTGTCCCGGCCAGCGTGAGGCCTGTTCCCGCCGTATAAGTGACGCCTGCCGCGCCGAACTGCGAGAACACGATGCCGGTCGTGCCTACGGTGATGGGCAGCGGTGTTTGTTGTATCCACGACGTATTCGCGTTCGCCGTTCCTGCAGTAATCAGGAAAAAGTCGCCTGCGTCAATTTGATCCACCCCGGTTCCGGGCGTATCGAAATCGGTCGCGCGAGTGAGGATAAAAGGCGCGCCCGGAGAGTTGTTGCCTACTTGCGTGACGGTATAAACGCCGTTTTCTGCAGCGTCGGCTTGGTTCTTCACCAAAACCCGATTGGTCGCCACGACCAACGTGCTGTCTATCGACAATGGGCCATTCGCGGTCGCTGTCAGGGTGGCACCCACCCCAGACGTGCCGTTGTTGTAAGTGCAAGACGGCAACGCCGCTGTCGTAGCCAACCGGCAAGCTTGATGGAAGTTGATGCCCGTCGCGATTGAGTCGGCGTAATTCTTGTTGACGATGTCTGTGCCGTTTGTCGGTGCGGTGGAAATCGAACCCGTAGTCAAACTCACAGCATTGATCGGCGTGTTGGTCGCGGAAGTTACCTGACCTTTGGAATTCACAGCGATGACAGGAACAACCGCTTGAGACCCATATGTCCCGGCAGAAGCGCCAGAGACAGGCAGGTCGTCAACCACCATTGCCCGGAAAGATGTGGGGCCGGTCGGTCCACTCGCCGGGCCTGCATAAATGACGTTGGCAGGTTGGTCGACAACCAACAGCGCAGAGCCCCAAGTGTAAGCTCCTGTCCCACCAGAAACAAGAACCTGACCGGCAGCCCCAACAGGGCCGATGTAAAGGCCGTCAGCGCCTGACCAAACAATCGCACCGGCGTTCGGCACCAATGAGCGGCTTGTGCCGCCTTGGTCCACCGGCAGAATGCCGTTGATTTGTTGTTGGTCAGACAAATCTACCGCAGGATGTTGGTGGTCAGCGCGCGCTATTTCCGTGGAAACACCCGCAGAACCTGTGTCGTCCAACACCAGCGGCGTTGCGTTGCTCAGGTTCGCGTTGAGCGTGACGTCGGTGGAAAGCATGCCGCCGCCCGTCAGCCCTGTGCCGGCAATCACTTGTCGGTTGTCAGGCACGTAGCCGCTGATTGTCGCGGGGATTGTTGTGGCAGCAGTGACGCGCCCTGTGGCGTCCACCGTGAACACAGGGATGTTCGTGGAAGTTCCATAAACACCCGGCGTGACGCCGGAGTTGGCCAACTCAGAAGACCCTACGCCGCCCGGAGCAATGCTCAACGTCACGTTGGAGGTCAGTTGTCCACCGCCCGTCATCCCCGTGCCAGCCAACACTGCGCGCGAAGTCGGAACACCCGCCACAGACAACAAATCACCAACACGAATTTGGTAATTGTTGCCCTGATAGACAATCATCATCAGCGAGTTTTCGTCCGCCACAGGAGCGGTGGGCAGCTGCGTGATTCTTGTCGGTATCAGGTTGCTAGGTACTTCTGACATTTATAGCTCCAAATATCCGTCACCATCTTCTGTGATGATGAATTGGTTGCCCTGCTCTTGAATCAAGCCAGCAGGCCGGGTATTGATCGGTGTGTCAGGTCGGTTGAATGGCAAAACAATCTGGTCAGGGCGGCGCGGCGCTAATCGGTAAGGATCGTATTCGTCACGATCCTCTTCACAAACCATCAACCCCGGATAGTTCGGATCTGGCGACAAATCAGCCAACAACATCTTGCGCGAACAACGACCGCAAATGGCGATGCCATAAGTCGGTTGGCCGGAAGGGTCTAGGAATTTACCGCTGCTCATTTTGTGTAAACTCCAATGCCGGGGTTGATCTGAATCGGCGAACCGTCGTTGTCGCCATCCCATGCACGCTGCTGGCTCATCGCAGCCTTTTGTTCCAAGATAGGAATCAGCTGCGCGTCTACCGCTGGTGTTTCAGCCGCCATGCGCGCGGCGAGCCCATTGATGATTGCCTCTTGCCAACGGTCTGGCATTTCAACTTCTTGTTGCAAGTTTTCTGTGTCCATAATCTGGCGATGCCGCCAGAGGATCAGCTGTGCAGCTTCAGCTGCGACAAATGGCGCAGGCCAGAGATAAACAACCGGCTCAGGCAAGTTACGCTGGAAATAATAGTTGCTCGGTCTTCCGGGGAACACTTTGTTGGACTGATTGACGTAGCTGTCGCGGTTCAACTGGCCCAAAGGAATCTCTTGCGGCAAGTTGCCCAGCGTGATCGCGCTATAACTCAATGGGCTGGTCGACGTGATCCGGAAATAGTTGTAAGGCAACGCACCAGAGATGTCCGTCCAAGTTATCTCACCTGCCGATGCAACTTCGCTCGACGTGCCTACGGTCGTCCAAACGGTTCCGTTGGTGCTCACTTGGAACGTCACCGGCACAGCCGCCGCGCTCCATTTTATACCAACCGTGTCGACCGTCGTTTGGGTGGTGAAGTTGACCGTGTAGCTCGTGGACGTGGCGACATAAGGGCCATCCAACAACTGCAACACGCGGTAATTCAAGTTGAGAATTTCAACGGTGCCTGCAGGCAGCGTGACCAACGGTTGATTCTGGTACATCGGAAGAATCAACTTCTGAATGCACCAACTTGGCGTCTTGATGTTGGCGAGCTCATTGAGCATGAACCGCAAGGATTCCAGCGCGTACGTCTGCATTTCTGCAGTGATGGCTTGCGCAGGAAGACGACAACGCCGAAACGCATGGTCCACGACCTTGAGCGCGTTGGTTGTTGTGCCGCCTATGTTCCCAGAATACGCCATGCTAACTCCACTCAGTCACATGGCGGCTGTTGGCAGCCTGCCCGGTTGACGAAATTATGCTTGAGTTGTCTGTTTATGACAACTCACTTTTTCTTTTTGCCGACGTTGCGTGCTTCGCTCAACGCAATCGCGACCGCTTGTTTGGGATTCTTCACTACGGGGCCAGCTTTGCTGCCAGAATGCAGTTCGCCCGACTTATATTCGGACATAACCTTTTCGACCTTCTTGGAACCCTTCTCAGACATCAAGCCGCCAGTCTTGTAAGGCGCAATCATCGGCTCTTTGGGCGCGACCGGCATGCGACGGCGTGCAATTCCTGGATTTTTGTTGCCTTTTATGCCCAAACTGGAGGTGTCGCGCAGCATTCCTTCAGGCGCGGCGGGTGCTTTCACTGCTTCCCGCTGCACCGTTTCGCGTTTTTGCATGGTTGGCTTGGCCATGATCTGTTTCCGGGCCGTCGCAGAAACAGCTGGGCTTATTTTGCCGCCCTCAGCGTAGCCTTTTTTCGCCATACCGCCGCCGCAATAACCAACCGTCTTGCCTGCGCTGGAGAAATCAAAATCCTTCACGTATTTCAGCGTTTTGCTCATGATTAAAGTCCTCGTGTCCGGTTGCTTTCAATGAGGCGGTCAAGCTTCGCGTCTAAAACTTCCAGCCGGTTCATGACGCGATTGATGTCGGCGTGCACTTCAGCTTTCGTGACGTATTCTTTGGCCATTTCTTCTCGCGTTTTGTTTAACAAAATCGTCACGCGATTGAGCTCTGCAGACTTTTCACGCAATACCCACCCCAAAACACCGAGGAAAAAAGAAAGCGCCAAATTCCAAAACATTAATTCCATGATCACAACCTCTTACGGTTGCGTACCATAAGTCTTGATGCACTCAAGCACGATGGCATAAGAATCGCCAGCACTTGAATCTTGGGTGCTAAACGCAACATCTCCCGTGACGCCTGCACCCGCATTGCTCGGAAGACCGCCAAACGTCGAAAAATCCATCAGGTAATTCGAGTTTTGTGGAATTATCCAGGCAAATGCGTCTACGGTCGCGTCAAACAGAACCCTAACTTGCAGTCCGTGCGTTGTAGACCAAATTCTGTTGATCTTGACGCCGTTGCAGGCATTACCGGCAGCGTTAGGACGCAACGTGGAGACATCGATCTTTACGACCGCTGTCTCACCCGTTCCGTCTGAAAGGTTTGTGAACTTGCCGATGAACAATCGTTCACCGTCAAGAATCGTTTGTGAAGTGACTGCGTCAGCCATAACGACCTCCTAATCAAGCTGCAACCGCGCCATTCAAAGAAACGATGTCCCAACCAGCAGCGGTATAAATCAGCATCGCGCTGTCACCAATATTGGTGAATGTGATGGTCGTGAAACCGATTTTGGTGGTAGGTGTCAATACAGCCGAGCCGCCGTCCACAACGTGAGAAATAATCTTGATCTGACCCAGCGTGCCGTTGGCCAACGTCAGAGCTTGAGCCGCGCCGGTGGTCGTCAGGCTGGTCAGCATGTCGGTCACGTTGACCGCGCCAGCGCCGGACAATGCTTGGTTGGTGGCGAAGATGTCGCCTGTTACGTTACCTGTGATGTTGCCTGTGACGGAACCGATGAACCCATTTTGCGAAGTTACCGGGCCGGAAAAGGTAGTAGAAGCCATGTTCAATTCCTCTCATGCGAGTATCAGGGTGTTGCAGTCTGCATGACGTCAGCCGGGACTGTCTACAACACCGGGTAACCCCGGAATTCCCCGCCCGGTTTCCCGAGCGGGGTCACTGCTTTAAACGCCAGCGGTACCGAAGATGCCGCGTGGGTCAGTCCAACCGAACGTGTAACGCTCGGTGGCCTTGTAACGCATCGAGTCGGTTTCGAAGTCGCCTTCCATGCTCTTCTCCAGGCCGCGACGCATCATGAGCTTAAGACCTTCGGGAGCGTCGGTCTCAACCCACCATGCGGTGGTCGAAGTGATACGAGAAAGGTTGGCTTGACCTTCGGCCAACAGACCCATCGACTTGACTGGGTTGATGTCGTTGTCGGCGGTACCAGTACGCAACACGCTCTTCAGCAGAACTTCTGCTTGGAACACGTTGGAAGGACCAGCAACAATCTTGCGCGGCGTCAGACGGATACGCTTGCCGTTGTTGTCAACAGCGTTGCGGATCTGAATGAGCAGCTGTTCCAGCGAAGTTTGCGACAGCGCTGCAGCGGTGGTCAGCTGGTTGCTGAAGGTGCCGTTCACGATTGGGTGGTTGGTCGCAACCAGTGCCACACCATCGCCGCCGGGATAAGCAGCGTTGAACGCGCGGTTCAGTACGTTGGCGCCGAGCGTCTCTTTCGTTTCAATCAGCGACTGTGCCAGATGCTTGGCATAGGTTTGACCGATGCGAATGTGGTCGCCATCTTCCACGAGAACTTTGGTCAGGCTGAATGCCAGACCATAGACCTTATAGAGATAGCGCTGCAGGAACAGCACGCCGCCCGACTGATAGCTGACAGCCATGCCGTCAGGCAGTTCAGGAGCCGCGCCAAAGCCGTACAGGACTGGCTCTTCGTGGTAGTTACGGGGAATACCTTTTTGCTCACGGAACACCATGCTCCATTCATCAGCACGTTGCTCGTAAACACCGTCGAACACTTCATTCAGGATGGGTTCGACAACCGACCGAAAGTCGGTACTACGCATTGGGGTAGCCATTCGTCAACCCTCCTTATACCGAGTTAACTGCTGCTTTGTACTGGTGTTCGTTGATTCGAACGGTCACTTGTACGTAGGCGTCAGTTAATGAGTCGTTGATGTTGTATGCGAAACCAGTAATCTGGAATTGACCAGATGTAGCTTGAATCGCGGTCAGCTGGCAATTGCTCAGGCCGGTTTGAGTCGAGCCGCCCGGAGAAGCGATTGTCCAGTCACACTGTTCGCCGACAGCAGTTTGCACTGTGGTGCCGGCAGAAGGGTTGGTGTACTGAACATCGAACAGCGTTTCTGGGTCGTCATAAACCCAAGCAACGATTTCGGTGCCTGTGACGCCGGATGGCCAGAATGGGCTGATGGTCGGTTTGCCCGACGAATCAAGATACTGGCAACCAGCAAAAGTGCCAAGCAGCAAAACGCCGCCAGCAGTTCCGGAACGAGTACCGTCTGAGGTACCGAGTTCAATCACGCCGTTGTCTGTCAACTTTACGGGATCGCCCGAAAAGATGTTGACTGCATAAGTCGACGCGATGGTGTAGGCTTTCGGCCGCATCTGGCCACTGTTGTGGTAAGACGGACGGAAGCCAAAAGGTGCGCTAGTCGAAGACATTGCATACTCCTAATGGTTAAATGGTTCGTCACGTGAGATCAAATAAGGCCTCACGCCGTTGTCCCATCTCCATATTGCCTTCACCAATTTGCAGCTTCGATTTCGATGCGCGCGCTTGTTGCTCCAAGAACTCAGCAGTGTCGGTGAGCTTCTCTTCTTCACGCAACGGCGCGTCATGATGTGCCTCTTTCATGTATTTCTGATACAGTGAAATAGGCAACTTGAATGCTAGCATCTCATTGACGCCGATGAACCCTTGCCAGTCACCCGTCTTGAGTGTGGCGTATTCCCAGCCGGGAACATCTTCCGGCTTCACGGGTTCGTAACCCAAACGAATTCTCATTTGGATGGAGTCACGAGGATTGGTGGTGGTGAGCCAGCACGTGTGCCAGCCCGGAATGCTAGGCAAGTCCGGTAATGAGGACTGGAAAAACTGCTGACGGAACATTTCAACCCGCTCATCTTCGGTGACTTCACGATTTTCAGTGACAGCACGATCTTCCATCGCGCGATTTGTGCGATTGTCTCCAGCGGATTTCTTCAGGCGTTCGTCGGTCATATTGCTCGCTCCTTTCAGCGATTAGGCACATTATGTTGTTAAAATTCAAAAAAGGCAACACTCACGCTTTATTTTGACGATCGTATTCTGCGTAACGCTTAACGTATTTGTTACGCAAAACTGGATCATCCCAAACACCAGCCTCGACCAGCGCTTGTTTGCGCTCCGGAGAGATGTAGATCTCTTT